AAACATCAGATAAGCTACCTTGTTCTTTTTTGATGTTGCGTAGGAACGAGGAAACTTCTAGTAGTTCTTCCTGAAGTTTTTTAAGTTCTTCTTGCGAAAGCGCTGTTTCACTCTTGGCATCAGAAATACTTTTTTCATTAGTAGCGATAGCTGCTTTGGCAGCAGCAATTTGCGCATCAAAATCTGTACCTTCTAGCTTCTTTAGAACGGCTTTTATTTCAGCCGCCTCACTCTTAGCAAGTTTAAATTTAAGTTCAAACATGTCTAGATCAAGAAATTTAGCAAGTATTGCCTTGCGTTGTGTTGAGCCTTCGCCAATAAAAGCAAGAGAATTTAGTTGGCTTGACATTGAAGTTAAAAGGAAGTCATCAATTGTGCCAACAAATCTACGGATACCTTTATCAGTATCACTACGGTCCAAACCATTAAGAAGTTCTTCGTCTTGCGCTGAGAATACAACATCTGTTTTGGCCTCTACGGTTTCAACGCCTTTGCTTTTTTTTGTATATTTTTCGCTTGTGCGCTCAATAACATATTCATCGCCGTCTATATCAAATAGGATCTTGCCGCGACCTTTGTCGCAATTTTGATTGATGATGTTTAGATTCTTGCGATTGTTTTTAGATGTAGTGTTGAATACTGTGTAAAGCAAAGAATCAATTACTGACGATTTGCCGGTGTAGTTTTTACCAAAAATACCAACAACCCCATTCAGTTTTTCAAAGTTTAATTTATTGCCTTCGCCATAGTTAAAAAGATTGTCCCATTCAAGTGATTTAATCTTCCAATTAACATTGCGCGCCACTTCTTCGCCTTGTTCTACTTGCGAAGAGAAACGCCGGTTCATATCATAAATTTTTTCTAGTGTTTCATTGTCTGGTTTATAATCTTTTAGGTAGCTAGAGATAAGTTCTTCTTGAATAGAAAGATCTCGTAAATTAAGAGTTTGCGAAAGTCGTGAAACTTCCTGTAGATTTTCTTTTGTGTCTAGGGCTTTATTGACAAATGTGACACTCTCTGGCTTGAAGCGTGTCTTTGCGGCGTCAATAGCGTTCTTGACTTTATCCACAGATAAATTATTGCGTGCGATAAGACGGATGCGCGCACCCTTTGGTGCCCAAATGGCATCACCGATCTCACCATCAAGCCCTAGTTCGATGCTGATAAATGGTCGTGGGTTAGGGATGCGAACATGCTCAACGCTAAAATCATCTTTACTGCGGATGTCCCAGATCAAAAAACCTTTATCGTTGGTTTCACCGAAGTTTTGTTGGATTGTGCTGCCCGCATAACGCATCCGCCCATCGGGATCTACGATCTGGTTAGCAAGATGGATGTCACCAAGTAGCGCATAATCGTGTCCATCAAAGATGTCGATAACATCGTCACCATGTTCAATAACATAACCGGTGTCTGTCATAACGCCGTTGATAGAACCATGATAAAGTGCGATGTTTATGCGCTCTTGTGAGCTTGGTTTCACCCAGCCCTCTTTATCAAAAATGCTAAGAACGTTAAAAGTTAAGTTATCGTTTATTACATACTCGCCGCTGTTCTTGTAAAGCGTTATGTTTGGATTGTTTAGCGCTGTGACGATTGGCGAAATAGCATCTTGGCGATTACTATTGCGAAGATTTCCATCGTGATTTCCTAAAATAATGTGTAGCGGTGCGATTGCTGCTAATTTAGTAAAAAATTGTCCACAAACATCAACAAATTCAGGGCTAATTTGTGTTTTAGTGTGCGCGATGTCGCCCGTGTGAACAATGTAATCTACTTTTTCTGTTTGCAGCCTAGCATAAATTTGTTCAAAAACTTGCTTGTACTCATCGTGTTGCTTTAGCGTTTTTATGTGTGTGTCACTTATGTGCGCGATCTTTGGCATGCGTACCTCAAAAATAATTTAGCCCCGCGATTGCAGGGCTAAGTGTAACACAGGCAAGCTATGATTTCAACTAATCTTCGCCTCTCATGTCGCGTTTCTCAAGGTCTTGCAACACTTTCTTAATTTCTTCTAAATCTTTTTGAACGCGATCCATTTCATCTAGCGCCGCTTTTACATCTTCTGGAGTCATGGCGGGTTGCATTTCAAATCTTGGGGCATCTTCAAACGCTTTGATTCGATCTTGAATTTCTTGACCAACTTGTTTGAAATAGCCTGCTATGTCGCCTGTAGCAAAATCCTCTGGTTGTGGTTCGCTTTCCATGCCAGCACGCACATCATCATAGGCTGTGCCGGTGTGTTCGCCGCCATGCATTTCTTCTAGCGATTCCATAATAAGACCTTTTAAAATTTTTTTGTTTAGTTTCATGTTAAATACTCATTATTTTTTGTAAAAGTAAACTATCCGTGTTTTTAATTAGTTTCGCGTTAGCTTTTCTTCTCAAAAATTCTTCTTTGGTCATTTCACCAACATCTTTGAATGGTTTTATTTCTACTTTGTAGATTTCAATCCCATAACGAAGTAGGCTTTCGATCAGCTGTTCGATCTTTTTTTCTGCATCTGGATCAAGTGCAAGATAGATAGCGCTGTCATTTTTGACAATTTGCTGGAAGAGCTTGCTATCTTCGCGCAGTGTAGAGCCAAGAATAGGCACACTATTTGGAATTTTTAGTGCATCAAACACGCCTTCGCATAGCACAACATCTTCGTCCCAATCAACCATTAGTTCATTAAAAATGATGTCGCGGCTTTGTGGGGGGTTTATATATTTTTTCCAATTTTTAGCATAAGTACGGGCAACAAAGTAGTTACATTTGCCGTCAAGATTAAAAGACGGCACAATAATTCGCTCACTATAATCACCTGTTGAGCAAAAACCTATCTTCCAACGCAGGATGTCTTCTTTTTCTATTCCACGATTAACAAGATAGTTTTTAGCTTGCACGGATGTAAGTGATGTGTTGCGATTACACAGCGAAACAAACTCTTCTGGAAGCGCAATAACTTGTTCTTCTACAGCCTCTTGTTGTTGTGGCGTAAATAGTGTGTCAAAATCTGCAATTTCTACGTGGCCTGTAAGCTCACGCCACGCTTGAAGCTGTAAAAATGTGCCATGCTTACGCACAAGGCGCTGAATAGGGCCAGCAGCATCACAAATCCAGCATTTGTACTTGTTCTTATCAAGATTTAGGGATAGTTTTTTCTTGTGGTGTTTGCAGTAGACACAATAAAAAAGATACTCGTTACCGCTGCGTTGCGGTTCCCCAAGTATCTCTCTTACGATGCTAAGTTTTGATTTTGACAAAGTAGCTGCCCCGCTTTCGCAATAACCAAGCTGTCGGCACGATCAAACGTGCCTTGAACAGGGTTCCCGAACTTGGAGTATTCTACCTTGAATTGTGGTTCGTTGGCAAGTAAGAAGTTAAATACGCACTGTTTTGCGTCACTTCCCTTTGGAATCTGGACACCAACCAGTTTTCGTGCCTGCCTAGCGCTGACATAACGCGGTCGTATATTAAAGATTTCATAGCATTGCCATGATATTATACCATTAAAGCGGTTCAGCGTCATTATTGTATGTGCGCTTGACATCCCGCGACTCATAACATTAAGTGTTTCTTCTATCCAGATCTGATCTATCGTAAATTTTTGTTTTATATCTTGCAGAAGCTGTTTTGCAGCCACGCTTTTATCAAAAAAATCAACATATTTTTTATTACGAAGATCAAGTTTATCACATTTTATTATTGCTTGTCCACTTAAAACCGTATAGCCGGTAATTGAAGTGCTTATATCTAATCCTAAAATCATAGCTATATTATAAAATAATTTGGGTCTTCATTTAAAGCAATTAATTTATACTGATCAGTATTTGTTAATGCCGGTGCCGAAATTTCAACAATTATCTTACCGCTTGATGTTAACATTTGAACTGCTAGCATATCATTGATCCATCTTCCATCTTCTTTTATGTCAACGCTTACGTTGACATAATTAAAAGAAGTAATAGGAAAAGCATCGCCTCCATAAGAAGAACTTGGAAGCTCAATAGATGCTTCACCATTTATATCAAAAAAACCCACTTCTTGAAAACGCAATCTTTTATACGCATTTTGAATATTTGCTGTGTTAATATTACCAGCGTTTTCAGCATAAGAAGCAGTACCATAAAGCGAACCGGTAATTTGTGGTGAATATATAAATGACGAAGTAATTGTTCCAATAATTAATGGATCGGTTAGAGTTATTGGATTTGCTTGTAAACCGCTACCAGTAACACTGCCGGTTGTATAAACAGAAGTTAATGCACTGCCAGCATTTTCGGCATAGGAAGCAGTAGCCGCATTTAAAGCATATGAAGCGGTACCATATAATCTAGCAGTAATGCCTTGCGAGGCAGTTACTGGCACATCTATTAATACAACACCATCGCCTAAGCTACCGCTTACTCTAAAAAGAACATTATTATTAGCATCTAACTTTAATAATTGTTTTTTAGTTTGTAAATCAGTAAGAACTTTTACGGGCTTTACTGCCATGCTTATTCCTCAATCCCGTACATTTTTTTAATTTCTTTTAAATTTTTCAAAAAATCCGGCTGTATACCTAATAAATTAACTTTTTTATTAAGTATTTCTTTAATTAGTTCTAAATGCCGCTTTTGTTGCTGTAATAGTTCTAATGCTTCTTGTTTTGAAACTTTTTCTTTATCTAATTTTTCTCTAAATGCTTTTAAATTTGTTCTTATTAAATAAACCCAGTTAGCAACTTGAATAAAATTAAATCTATTTTTCATATTCTTCTTCTTTTTCTTGACTAATTTCTGTAATTATTTTGTCATATTTTTTAGACATTTTTTCAACTTCATCTAAAATTTCTTGTTTATTTTTCATTAGCTCAACTTGGCTTTTAAAATCTTTAGTATGACAAAGAATTAACTTTGTCATTTCATCAAAATCTTTAAGAAGATATGTTATTTTTCGCTTCATGCTTTAAATAGTTTACAAAAAAACAGGGTGGCTTTTTAGGCCACCCTGCAAAATTATTTTTTAATAATTTTATAGTTGGTTATAATCTTCTTGAACTGCAATTAATCTTACTAACGAACCTGCTGCCAACCCGGGACATTCAATTGTAATATAAGGATAATAATCGCCGCCTGCACCTAGCGATGCCGATGCATAAACTGAGCAAAGATCGTTTGTCCAGCTGGTTGTGCCATCAGCTTTAACTGCAACATCAAATGAAACATTAGCTAGGCGTGAAATAACCACATTTACGTCTCCATCTGATAAGCCTTGAATAGCTGGGGCGGTAGCGTTTGCGGTATTTTGATTTGCTCTATCGCCACTTCTATCTGATACGTTTCCAATAGAGCTGCTTAAAAAGAATGTTACAGTTGATCCAGCTCCTTTTGTAGCATACGCGCTACTTCTAAGGTTGTAGTATTGTGGACCTTGTACAGTGCTGCCAAGGCCGTTCGCAATAGTATCTAAAACAGTTTGAACGCTGTTTATACCAGCGGTATAAAACATTGCTGGGCTATTAGAACTTGCACTAAAGTTTAGCGTCTTGGCGGTAAAATCAGCTAAAGCTGTTAGCGAAGTATTGCTTTGTGCTCCAGTTGTGCTTCCATCTGTTACTTTCCAGCCAGAACCACTAACGTATGAAAGTTGGCCCTCTTTTGTTCCACCAGAACCAGAAACGCCAATCTTAATACCGCCTTCAGAGGTTGTAATACCGGCACTGCCGCTGTTTAGATATACGAATTGATCTGCTACAACTGCATTTGTTGTATCAATACGAACAACTGTACCGGTTACATAACCACTAACTTCTAAGTTACCGTCAATGAAAATGCCACCAGCGGTTTCGGTCATCTTTGACTTAGCAAAAGCAGATCCATCCCACTTTAACACATCGCCATTGCTAAGGGCAGTCGAGCCAGTTGTAACCGAAACGCCATCAGCAGTAACACTAATACCAGTGCCAGCTTCAATCGATAAATCAACTGTTTGGCCTTCACCAGCTGTTGAAGTTTTCTTTAAACCAGCCCCAGCGGTTACGTCTCCAACATAATTACCAGTTGTATCAGTACCTAATGCAACTGAATTTGCTTGGATTGTTGCAACGCCACTTCCGTTGATTAGGATATCGCCAGAAACGCCACCAAAGATTGAGCTAGTAATTGCTGGTACTAATGTTGTTGTATTAACTTCAACATCGTTTGCGTTTACTGTAATGTGGGTACCGGCACCGATAGTTAGTGTAGTAGATCCGCCTAGTGATACTGAGCCTCCACCAGTAAGACCGTCACCTGCTGTAACCGTTAATGATGAATTTGCTAATTTGTCATTAGCAACAGAGCTAGCGACTAGATATGAACCACTTAAACTACCCGATAATGTTGAAACATCAACCGTAACGCCACTACCGGTTACTTTAAAACCACTAGCTAGTGAAAGATTGCCGCCGTTTAATGTTACAGTGGATGCAAATGTCGCAGCCCCGCCAACATCTAACGTACTTGAGCCGCTGATTGTTGTAAATTTACCAGTTGATTGCGTTGTTGTGCCAATCGCAGTATTATCAATATTGCCGCCCTTGACTGTAGCGCTATCAATTGTTGCAGTTCCTAGAAATGATGTTCCGCTTGCGCTTAAAGCGCTTGCAGTTACTTGTGAATTTGCAGCAGAAATATTACCATTACTTATTGTAATACCATCTTGCTGAACTATTAAACCGCCACTGCCTGATACAGCCACACCGGATGATGCGGATAGTGCTGTTAAAATTTTTAATGGATTTGCCATTAATTTACTGCTCCCGGTCAAAAGACCTATAATATGTTATAACTAATATAAATAGTTTTATTTTTTTAAAATTCTTATTTATGGTAAGGGGCTTTGCTCAAGAATAAAATACACTAATTTTCCGCCAAAACCATAACCTAAATCAATTTGTGTTAAATTTGTATATGAAGACGTTGGCAAAATATATGTTGGTGTTTGCGAACCAATTCCAAAGACAATATCTGGGTCGCTGCTAGATAATTGCATTTGAACATTTTCTTGATCCACACGCCAAAATTCTAAAGCAGGAGAATAATGATGCGGATCTAAATTTCCGCCACCAACTGCCTGAACAAATGATGCTGTCGGCATTGCTATACTCATTGTTGTTGCCGATGGCACGCTTGAGCTAACATAAACAATCCATGAAGATACATCAAAACTTGCAGTATAAGCTTGCGTTTCAACCATAGCAACGTTTGATGAAAATTGTCCAACAGAATACTGGAAACGGTTAGCGATACCAGATCCGGTTGAAGGAGTAGCCTGAGAAGAAATAATTGGATAACTAATTGCCATTTTAATTCCTATTCTGTTCCAACAACGGTTACAGATACATCTATATTGGAAGAGCTAATAAAAAATCCGCTGTGTTTAACATTAACAAAAGATGGTTCTGCAAAGTAAGTTCCTGACGGATATAAAATAAAAGAATAAACCGCTGGTGCTGAAGCTGTTGTTGTTAATAAAAACCCATTTGTACTAGCTAAATCATTATCGCCTAATGCAATATATAAATCTTTGCTTGTATTATTGGCAAACATAAGACCTCTTCTTGTTGAAGAAGAATTTGCTAAAATAAACGTGCCGCTTATGTCAGAGGAACCAGTTCCAGCCCAATTAATTGTGCTAGCATAACTAGTAAAACTTGTTCTTGATGTAGAATTTACAGCAGCATTCTTAGTAACAACAGGGTAAGAATTTGACGAAGTTACAAATACCGGTTTAAGCTCATTGTTTGTAACAAAAACTGGTCTATAATCGCTTGAAGTAATTGGTACCGGCGAAAAATCTGAAGCAGAAACAAATACTGGGCTTCCGCCAGAGCTAGTTACATAAACTGGAATACCCGGGCTGCTTGCAACAACAACTGGTTTATCGCTATCGGAAACAACAAATAATGGTAAATTTTTTGATGAAGTAACATGAATGCCTTCATCTACGGATTGAGTAATTTTAGTTATTAAAGCGCCATAAGCAGCGCCGGGATACATATATGAATCAGCTGATATTTGTAAAACAGAGTTTCCTACGTAAACAGTACCTGTAACAGCAGCTGGGTAATTTGCGCTAGAGGTTATCCATACCGCATTATTATTTTGTGAAGAGGAAACAACAACCGTCAATTGATCACTTAGGTTAACGTCTACGTTTACTGGTTGAGTAATAGACACATTTCCTGTTACATAAACAGGATTTGCCGCTGACGCGCTAACTGCCACTGTGCCACTAACTGCCTGCACAACATGATGCGGCATATGTTCACTACCGGTTAGTGTGGTTTTTAAATTTGTAATAGAACCAGCGCCATCTTTAATTGTTAAAGCCATAAAAACACCTCATTTCTATAAGTATAAATAGTGTTTAAAAAACAACTTAACCTATTATTGTAACTACATATGCATCCGCTTCTATTGGGTCGCCCACATCAAGATCTATACGGTTTAAATTTACATATTCAATACCAACACTTACAATAGAATATGGGCTAAAGTTTTCTCTAACAGATACATACATGTCCCTAGTGTTTAAATTATGCTGTACAGTATATATTGTTTCGCTTGAACCATTGCCTATAGTAAAAACTTTTTTAAGAGCTACATTAGAAGAAACTTGAGTGCCAAATGTACCACCCAGCGGAGGTACAAGCTCTTTTGTTTCTTTTCTTGGTTCGAGTATTATATTTTCTCTAGGTATTTTTAATTCCACAGCATTTTCAAATACTTTTATAACAGGCTCTTCTTGATTGACCCCATCAGATATTAAATTTGCTAATGTTTTTATTGTTATTGTTGAAATATATCTTCTTTCTTCTTCATCCATATTTGCAACATTATTTTTAGAATCTATGCTGCCTTCTATAAAACACTCATACTTGTAGCCATCTCTTTCAATAATAAAATATTTTGTACTACCTGTTCTTGATATAAATGGTTGAATTAATTCATTCATTTGTTGCTGATATTGTGTAAATAACGTTATATTATATGTAAATGTAGCGTACACAGGTAAAAGCATATTTTTAAATTCATATACAATTTTTTGATTCTTTCTTGGTCTTGCAAATTGTACCAGCCCATATTGTTTTTCATAATCGGCGTTTGCAAATTCAGAAGTTTTCTTTTGATTTATTCTTTTTGAAATTATATGTCTGTTGTTTTTTGGTGGTAAGTTTGTATAATAAACGCCATTATTTTTTACATCTTTTGTGATATTTGTTCTTTCTAGCGTTATTAATGGAATATTTATAGTGCCATTAATATCACGAAATTCTTTATTTTGTTTTACTTGGAAAGCTCTTTCTGGTGTTACCCAAACAACTGGTACTTTTTTAAAACCATCCTTAGAATTACAGGATAAATTTAATTGTTTATCAAGCCAATCAAAAAATGCAAAATCTACATTTTCAATTGATGCTGCATAAGTTAAATCAAGGTTTTGATTTGTTTTGTTTTCCATTTTAAATATCTAATTTAAGTTTAAATATAAACTCTCTATTCTCTGTTTTTCTAATTGGATTTGCTAAAGAGGCATAGCCAATTAATTTTTTGTCTTTGTCATAAAGACCAATTCTAGAAATGTAGGTTTCTTTTTCAAAATTTGCTGTTCCACTAACAAATGGGGATTTAACAATATTTTTTATTGTTATTTTTTCATTTTCTTTAAAAAAATTAGAGCCAGTGTTATACCAATAACTACCAGAATTAATATATGTTATGTTATTTGAATGATTTAATTCATTTTTTTCAGCGGTTACAGTTAAAATATTAGTTGGTACAGTATTTTCAAAGCCAAATTGATAGTCGCAATAAAAAGCTTCATTAGCAAAATCATTACTTAAAAAATTTGTCCATCTTGGAAAATCAGTAACTCCATTAAACGTGGACTGTTCAGCACTCAGTGCCGTGCTATTATTTATAATAATAAAACCTTCTCTATAAAGAACTATACCAATAATTCCGTTTATGCTGCTAGATAGAACTCCATTTTCTTTATAATCGGCGGCAGTATCAATTACAGAACCTGATAAATAAAAGTTCAGCATAACTGTTCCGCGTTGTATACCAGAGCCGATATAGTTTGAATTAAAGGCAATAATGCTAGAAGTTACATTATAGAAATTATCAAAATTTAACGAGTTATCATATCCAAAATAATAATTTATTGTATTTTTAAGACATTCTAGTTTTCTATAGTTATCGCTGATAAAATCATTGCTAGAGGAAAAATAATATCTACTATATCTTTGATCAGATGGTTCATAGGTGTATTCCGTGCCATAGCTTGCAGAAGCAAAATTAGCAGCAGAAACATTTTTAGGCCTTGCCAGAGAAGAATCTTTGTAAAGTATATATTTTGACATATTCTTATAGTATATAGTTTTTTTAAAAAAAATGGGCAATGCATTTGCATTGCCCATCTGTGTATAAAGTGTAAATTTTATATTACAGGAATATACTGACTATTGTCCTCACAACTAAAATCTAACTTTATTTCACAAAAAGTTGTGACAGGAAAAATATTACCATTTTGTGTTCCCCTGTAAACATTTACTTTAATAACGTTTTTATTTTTAGCAGATGAGTTATTGGATGCTTGAGGCGCAACAGTTTTCATGTTTTTAGAAGTCCAATCTGACTCTTGTTATTAATTCTGTATCTGGGGTTTTCTTAATAGGTTCAGATAATTTAGCAACAGCTAATAATTGATTATTGTCATCATATAAGCCAACAGTTGTTATATAGGAAGCTGGTTGAGCCATTGGATCGCCTTCTTTAACAACAATCTGACTTTCAGTTAAGTATGTTGGATTTGAGGAATAATTAAATTCATTATTGAATGCGCGGCAGAAATAAACGGTTGAATTTAATTCTGTAACAGATTGATAACTAGCGGAAAAGAAATTTTTATATAATCCTACTGCGCTATCATTGATTCCACCGCTAACAAAAGTATAACCAACATTTTGAGAACCACTAAAAGTGCTATATAGCGTAGACAATAAACCTCTTTGATTTTCATTAAAGTTGCCAGTTGAATCTGTTGGTTCTGCGTTTGTACCGCTTTGTGCAAACAGATAAGGGGAAACAACAGCCACGCCAGCTTCATAAAACACTAAACCACCTGTTAGATTGGAACGATTAGTCGCTATACTTAGCCCAGTAGTGCTTGAGGCACTAACGTATAATATACCATATTCTCCAGTTTCGCATTCTCTTACAGTTGGGCCTAAAGACCCACTTTTATCAGTTAAATAGACGCTAAGAGTGCCATTTGGTTTAATAAGTAATTCAAAGGTGCCTTTTTTAATTTTATCTTTAAATTGATTTCTTGCTAGATTAATAAAAAATGCATTATGAAGAATATTATCTGTATCAATTGCATTAGCATCTAGGCTAAATTTTTTAACATTATTATTTACATCTAAGCCAATTAAAACTTTAGCCATTTGATTGTAAACAATTTGTTGTTTTGTAAGATCAGAGGAACCGCTTGTACAAGCCGAGGATCTACCAGCAGTTATATCTAAAATATTTGTTGATGAGCTACCGGAAACAACTTTAACAAATGTAGTTTTATTAGATGGCAAAGTACTACTGGAAACATTATTAGAAACGCTTTCTAATAACTCTGTTGTAGAAACAACTCTGTCATTATTGCCTAAGTATTTATAAGAAGAAGCCATGTTTATGTCCTATTAAGTTTTCTTTTTAGCAAATAAAAGTGGAAGTTCTATAGAGTAGCCAGTTGTTACACCAGTTATTCTTACAAAGCTTTTAACTGTTTTAAATGTGACGCTAGCAGGTGAAGTAACAAGTTCTAGCTCTTCGCCTAATCTATCTAAAACGCTATCACTTTCAATAGCTAATGTAGGCTTTATGGTAAATGTTAATCTTGTGCCTTTATAACCAGCAATATCGCTATTATTATTTACTGGATTGATTTGAGATACAAAACCATTTCCAACGCCTAAACTAACCTTGTATGTAGCCATATTATCATCATCAACGCTAACATACGGAATTGAAGCTCCGCCTATAGTTGAGGCTATAGTCCCAAGACGATTATCGATCATAATATTGTATTCTGTTTCGTAAATTTCTGGTAATTCATTTGCCAAACTTCTATCTTTTGATAAATCACTAGAATCTAAACCTTGATCAACTGTAATTAATTTACTATAGTTCAATAGACCGGTTTCTGAATACGAACCAGTAAATTGATTTCTTGTAGTATTGTTTGAGTCATCGATTGGAATTAAAAAGCCAGTAAATTTACTATTAAAATCTGCAACATTAAAAATTTTAGTTTGCAATTTTAATATTGGTAAATATAGTAGGTTTTCAATACCTATTGTTAGTAATTTGTTTTTTAACGAAGCGGCATTATTTGTAAATGCTTCCATTATGGGCGTTAATAAAATTTTTTGATCTTTTAATGTGGTAACGGCTGTTGAGTCCCATTTTGAATAATCAATTTCGTCATCACCAAGCGCAAATTTAACAATATTAAAAGACCCATCACCTTTAGCTAGCAATTGACGGCCATAGTCCGTTAAAACGGCGTCAAGAATTATATCCCCGGTATTATCTAAAAAAGAAGCCATGCTTTTTCCTCTTTGCTGTTATAATTAGGTACTATTTTTTCTTTTTATAGTTGAAGTTATATAAAAATCTAAAACTCTATTACTTTTATTAGATTTTATTCTTAATAGAAATTTTTTATCGATCCCCCATAAATTATTTATTTTTGGACCAAGTTCTATGTCTTGTACTGTTTGTATATCTTTGTTGAATTTTGGCTGAGTTTGTAATAGGCTTGGTCTTATTAATAGATATTTTTTCATTCCTTTTATTTTTTGTCTTGGAGAGCTCATATTTAAATCTATAATTTTTGTTTCTAAATATTGATATCCATCTTCGTCTTTTAGTATAATTTCATAAATTTTTGAAGTATTTGATGGTATGTCATGCTCGTTTAAATATCTAAAAACATAGTAATATTTTATGTTTGGAACTATATTATCTATAAAACTTTTTTTATTATTATCTAATATTAGCGTTTTATATAGTTTACCATTAAAAGCTAAATAATTTTCAGGATAATTAACCGTTCTAAAGATTTGCAATTTGTTTATAGAATTATTACCTAGTAAAGATTCTATAGTATCTGGGTCTTCATTTTGTTGAGAAGTTCTTATAGATTCAAATAAGTTAAAATCTCTATTGTCTAAAATTTCAAATTTTTCAAAATTTCTAATATCTGAATTTTCTAATAAAAACACCAAATTGTTATCCTGTTGTTTAATATTTATAACTGGTTTTGTATAAGGTTTTTCAAAAACAGCTCCATTAAATTTTGCAACCGGTACTTCAAAAACTTTATATGAAGCTTTAGTTTCTACGTTGAATTTATATAAGCCGTTTTCTATGTCGTAATTTTTTTCAGTGTTTATTTGCTCTGAGTAGTATTTTTTATATTTATATTCTGTGCCTATTACTAAAGTAAAAGCTGAGATCGTATAGTAATACTTTGTTCCATATTTTATTTGTGTATCGATGTATTTTATAACATCACCGCTATCCGGTGTTATGAAAACAGAATTTATTGGTTTATTATTTTTTTCGTGGTTAAACTGCCTTTTGTCAATTTTATAAAATAACACTTCATAATACGATGGCTCTGATGTTAATTTATCATAATCTCTAAATTTTTGTTTTAAATTTTTCTTAATATATTCAAGAAGCTCAGTGTATTTTATTGTGTTGTTGGCAGTTAAAGAAAAATCTCCTTCATTAGTAACGTCTATATTTGCATTTATCCATGTTTTTAAATTAAAATTATTTAATGAAACTTCCTCAGTAGGATTATTATCTTTGCTAAAAATATATTTTTTTTGATTGAAGCTAAATTGTGTAGTAACAAAATTAAGAAGATCAGAATCAAGATTATTAATTGCTTTTAAGTCATGTATAAACGCATTTTTATTATTTACAAGATTAGAAAATTCTATAGAAGAATAAAAAGGAAATGGAACGTATTTATTATTTAATTTTTTAATATTTGTTAAATTAGAACTGCTGTAAATTACTAAAGAATTAAAATCTTTTATTTGCTCTAAAACAGGCACAACTTCTGGTCTATTATAGATTTGGCTATATTGAACAAAATATTCTTTTAAATAATCTGTTGTTTTGTTTGATGCCATTAATGAATCAACGTAGTTAACATCAATTAAGCCACCAAGCGAAAGAGCAAGATTTTCTTGTTGCCCACGTTTTTGTTGAATTTTGTTATTTAAGACGTTATAAATTGTTGGCAAAGTTGTTACATCAAAAAATTGGTCAGAAGTTAATTTTTCATAATATGGAGAGAAAAAATTATAAATAAACTCTCTATTAAAGTAATTTATATCTTTTGTTTCTTTAGCAGTTACATCTGCAATTTCTGTAGATTCAGGAAAAAGAAAATAAAAATCTTCAAAAATTTGATTTTCTTGTGGCATTTTTTGTTCTACAAATAATTCCCAAGCAGATTTATTAAATTTTTCTTTTATTAGACCATTTTCAAAAACATTTTCAAAAAATTTAGTTTTATCGGCTGTTAAAACATAATAATTTTCTCTTTTTGAAATAGAGAAAAGTCCACCGACATCTGATAATTTTAATTGATTTTTTATATTAGTCCAAAAATTTGAAGAATAATATCTAATTTGGTCTGGGATTTGCGAAACAAAAGAGTTTTTATTAAAATTTTCTCTTTGAACAGTTTCAGCATAATTGTTTGAATCTACATATACTGTTTTTTTACCATTATTTGACATTATATATCATCTACCGTTATATTAATTGCTGCTTTTGTAATATTTCTATTAAGATATATAGAAGGAATATTAATTTTTAAATCATTGACAATATTAAAAAACTGTAACGGAGGTTCAGTTGGAGTAATAAATTTTTTACGAACAATAAAATTAGTTGTTAATAATCTTAAATTATCTGTAAAAATATTACTTAAACACCTTGTTGGAATAAGCGTATACACATCCATTAGGTCGCCGCTAGAAACTACATTTAGTTTATAAATGCTATTATAGTATATTAATAATTTTGCTTTTTGTTCAAAATCTTTTAAAGATTCTTCATTGTAGATTTTTTTTGGAGATTCAAAAACATATTCCTGTCGAGTTGAATTATATTGAATCGAATCTTTTATTTCTTCTAAAGGCAAAAAATCCGTATCATCTATTATAAAATATAAACCTCGTACGTTCGTATCGGTCATAAATTTAAGTGAATTTTGTAAACTATCTTGATTATTATCAAATAATGTATTAAGTTTTATATTATTTGTTGAATTGCTATTTCTATTAGTAATAGTTTTTATATTTACGCCTTCTTGCAACAATTGAAAAACGTATGTTTCTGGTGCTTTATAGCGGAACGGATATTTAGATTCTTTAACTTTAGTAAATATATCATTAAAAAAACTATTATCTTGCTCTGGTGGATTTATAATTAAATTATATTCAGAACCATTTATAAAAAAATTAGCTATAGAAAATGTATTTACTGCTTGACGAGTAGTAACGCCGGGATTATTAAAGTATTTTTTACTTTCTAAAAATTTTCTATTAAAAAATTCTGCTTCTGTGAATGTATATACTGATGGATTTATAGAATTAGAAATAGTTTCAAGCGAATCGCTAAGAATAACTTCTATGCCAGTGTTTTCATCATAATCGTAATTAAGATCTGAGGCGTATACATTTTGTGTTGATACGCTAAACCTTTTGTCTACTATTAAACGACCTTTTTTATTGCTTGCATAACTTATGTTTGAAGCATCTATGGCAGTAGAAATAGCCGATACTACGACAGATTCCATTCTATACATAAAATCTATTAGCTTAGTGATTAATTTTTCTTCTGTATTCAATGGATGAATTATTGAAACAAACAATTCAGCAAATTGTTCTTGCTTAATCCCTGAAAACAACGAACAAACTGGAGCCAAAGTGTCAATAAGATTAGAAATGTTTCCGTTATTAATATGTTCTTCGTAAAAATTTTCAAATATATATATTTGTGGATTTTGTATAAAGGAGTTATTATAAGCTATATTAAAATTATTCCTGTATTCCTCAAGAAAAATAATACTTTTTCTAATGTTTTGTCTTGTAACATCGCTTAATAGCTTTGATGAATAGTCAATAACTTCTAAATGCGCCTCTATATCATAATAATGTCTGTTTTGTATTGCTAAATTGTCATCAGCAACACTAATAAGATATTTATAAGAATTAGTATCTATTAATTGTGCTTCTATTTTATTAGAAATTTTTGATCCAAAAAAATCTTTTATACTTAAATTGTACTTTTTAAAATAACTCTTATCAACATCAATACTAGAATTAGCTAAAATAATTTGTCGAAAGGTTGAATTTTTTTGTAAAAAATTATATTGTTTAGATGTTTTTTTTAAATAACTTTGTAAATCAAAAACAAATGATAAATTACTTTTTTTGTCTGGCCTATAAGAAACCATAAGGTCTGAAACGATAGGGCTTTCAGAAGCCTCTGACAATGATCCAGTTGGAAAAATAATATTAAAATTTAATAAATTTAAATTTTTTGTTTTATTTAAAAATGTATTTTCTAAATTATTATATTTTGCTTTAACCAAACTACCACTTATTATTACTTGTTCGGTAACAATACTGCTGCTAATATTTTCATTGCCACACCAAGCCTGAATTGTAGTAGAATTTAAACTAGAAGTAAAATCATTTATGTAGGTGAATGAAGCATAATCTTTTACAGTATTGTCACTTATTTTATTTGCTTTAATTATAGTTTTTAATAATCTTTTATCAGTATTTTTTCCATCAGAAATATACACAAACAAATTATCTGTGATTAAATCATTTAGCATCCAGCTGTTTACTAAATCTCTTAAGCTGTAATGAACCGTCATTGTTTTATTTTCTAAAACAATGCTATCAATATAAACAGAGGGGGCAATAAAATTTTCTTCTGGATCATTAATATTTGCAACTTTTAACATTAACAATCTTCCTTAGCAGGGCCTTCAAATGTTGTAGTATATGTTGCCTTAACTTCTTCAATTAACTTCTTAGCAGCTTTTGTTATAATAGCTTGATCTATTTCATCGTCAACTAAAATATCAAAAAAATAACTAACATCATTTTTAGTTACATCTATATCACTAAATTTACTTGGTAATTCACTGTCTTCGTAAATAATACCATCAATAATGTTGTTTTTTCTAGGGATAAAATTTAATTTAGTTTCAACAGAGCCGCTAATCCCAGTTGTAAGCGGATCATATGAAAAAAACTCAATTTCAAAATTTTCGTAATTATCTTCCATGTTGTTTTCTTTTAGTTCTAATAAAACATAATCATCGCTTATATCTATGATTTTTCCATCTTCTAATTCATAAGTAGACAAGTTATAGTTTGTAATATTAGAAACGTTTGTTTTTTTTAATTCAAGACCGTATGTTATTGAACTAGCTGTAAAAACATTTTTATAATAGCTAGATGACTCTTCAATAAAGCTAATTGCACCATTTAAAACATTTAAAGTCCAAGAAGGCGCATAATCATTATCTGTAAGAGAAGTCCCTAGAGGTTCTTGTGTAGTATTTTCATTTAGTAAATTTAACGCACCAAAAGTTAAAGAATTGTCTAAAATTCTATCCTGTGAAGTATTCTGTTCTTCTTGTGTTGATATATAATTTGTATCATAAATTATAGAATCATCAAAAAATGAATAATATTCAGGATTAAATATTCCTAACCCTAATAACTTCCTACCGTGCTTAGTAAGCTCTATTTTTAATACTTCTTCTTTCTGATCTAAAAAATCTGCCATTATACACTACCAGATGCTATAGGTTCGTAAACCTCTCCAGCTTGTATATTAAGTAGTTCTACAAGCGAAAAATAATCATAAGGCCAATTGTAAGTATACCAAGGGATTTTTTCGTTTGCATCGTTTGGGTCTAGAGTAATTTGCTTATAATCTGTATTTGCTCGTTTTTTAGCCTTAAAAACAGACATACTTATATCATAATCATTTAAATTTAAATTTCCAAATAATTCTTGTTCACCTAAAAAATACTCCAAAGATACGCTTTGCTCTTCAGAATTTTTAGTAATACTCGGCATAGTTCCTTGCCAAATATCAGCTAGATCTTGTTTTGTTAATTCATGAGTAAATTCACCTATAAACATAACGCATGGTTGTTTCTTTTCGGGCGTTTCTAGCCAGTTAAGATGCGGTGGGATATTATATGTTACCATTTTAATCATTAAATCAACAATAGAATTACTTCTATTTATGTTGGTATCCGTATCTAAAATTAATTTAATATCTTTTATAGAAAGGTTTTTGTAATTTGGCACGTTTAATAACTTATTTATAACAGCGTCTTCAATTTTAAACAAATATTTATTTTCTGTTTTATTTGTAACAAATCCTTCTGGTGGAAATGGATCTAATAAATTAATTCCAAATGGCCTTCTTACCCTAGACACTTGTTTATTAAGATATGGCAAAATAACTACTGCTTCTGAAATAACTTTTTTATCTGCAATCTTTCCTATTGATTTGCTTTGCGGCTTAAGACCTATAATATTCATTAGTGAATTACTTGCACCATCATCGCTAACTTTAATTTGAATGCTTTTACCATCCTCTGGGATGGTGCCGTAAGAATTCCATATGCCCTGATAATCAACAATACTTGCTGTTACGTCAGCAGTAAAACCATATTCAGGTAATGCTGCGTCGTCAAAGTTTAATACTGGGGTTTGAAATGGCGTAATAGTACTAGAAGCAATGGTATCTTGAAAATCAATTAGTGGTACCTCAAACTTAGTTTGAATAGCCAATCGATTCGTTGAAGTGTCATCAACTGTTTGTATAATTTTGCCAGTTATAGGATCTTTAGCAATAGAAGGTGAGGAAACTTTTTGGTTAACCAACAATGAACTAAGAAGTGACATTGCCCACTTATGATTTGTATAGCTTGAAGTTGTATGCGTAGAAGGTGTTATTATTTTTGTTTTACTAATAATATCAGCAACCGTAGGGATGCCATTTGTATTTGGACAAAAATCTAATCTAATTTCATTAAATCCTAAACTAGAACTATTTGTTATTGTTCTAAAATCTGGACCAAACCAACTTGGAACACCTGTATCAAATTTAAAACCATCAAATACTGTTATACTTTCGGTAATAGTGCTTACTGTATTAGATCTATAATAAGCTGGGGTGAAAGGGGCATATGAATCGCCATAAACAGCAAAATTATAATACCCAGTTGAAGCACTTAGATTAGTCACCACTGGGCCATAAAGAGTTTGTTCTGAGGAATCAAACCAAAAACCACTTGAAGCACTTAAAGAATAATTTGTTTTTTTAAAAGAAGAAAAATTACTATTTTTATCTATCGAAATTTTCATTTGATAGACAGCGCCAGACAAAACAGTATTAAATTGTGTATCCGGCAAGGAAACAAAGTTAGTTAATTCAGAATTTTCTAAGAAAAAATTTGGGATTTCGGCAATAAAATTATTAATTGCAAGCTCATAAAAATCAGTTTTTTGAGCTGAAGAATTAGTAATTTTTTTAAGCTCAACATACGGTACGGTTTGTGTAGTACCTAAAGCAGAACCACTTGTAAACAACCAGTTATAGTGCGTTGGGTCTAAATAATAATAATTTTTCGCATCATTGTTAGTGTTAAATAAATAATTTTTAGGATCTAAAATGGCTTCAAAAGGCAATCTTTCGGAAAAATATCTAACAGCTCTAGAACCTTGATTTGTTCCATAATTGTAAGCTGATTTATACTGCCAAAAAATTGTGGCCCCTAATATATCATCTTCCGCTAAGTTTTCTCCAACTACAATTGGAAAATCTACAGCAATACCAGCTTTTATACTATTAAATAAGATACCGGGAGCAAAAAATGGTTGTATTGCGTATTGTTTCTCTCTTTCGCTAAGATCAGATAAATAAGTTCCAGAAAAATCAGATACAATCTGAACTGTTCTTTGTGATGGATAAAAACCATTATAGGGTAATAGTTTTTTTACTCCATTAAATATAATTTTTATTTTATTTGATTTTTTATCTACAAATTTATTAAAATCAGCAGTAAAAGTGTCTCCATAATTTAAAATTTCATTAAAAGTTTCTCTACCTAAAATTTTTGTATATTCTTTTATTGATCTTGTTTGAAACGTTATGATTTCATTATAATTACCTACACAAAATTCAGGAATTATTGAATAATTTTTATAATATTTTTTTATATCTACAAAAAAATCATTATATGAATCATAAAAAGGAATGATATTTGCATCAGAAAAATCTTGATATGATTTATTAAATACAATATTTATAATTGCTCTTTTTTTGCTGCCACCGCCTTGATAATTGCCATTGTAAGCGTTATAGCCGGGAAAATTATTATAAGCAAATTGCGGTTTTGCTTTATGATTAATGGACGAACTTAAAATATTTACACATAAGTTGTGAGGAAAGGTAGTTAAATCTCCTAGTACATAATTATTAAACCCTACACCTATTCCATAAGATTGAGAAGAAATATTAAAAGAAGAAGAGCCATCTAGTAAATACAAAGAATCATAATAGCTTTTGTTTTGAGAAACACTAGCGGTTACGTGTACTTGACCAAATGTATAAAAACCAAAATTATCCGAATTCATAAATGTAAAAAGCTGTGTAGGCTCTATGTAAGAATGCTCATCGTCGGATGACGATACGTTTATAGCGCCTAAACAGTTTATCGAACCAGAATCAGCATTACCGCCGCGTGTTCTTTTGCGACTCTCGATATTATTTTTCCAAAAAGTTCTAATATGTGAGCTATTGTTGTTATAACTATTTTGCGACCATGTAAACGCGCTAACGTTATATGTACCAGCGTTTTCTTCATAATTTGTTTTTGTTCTTGTTAACGCTCTACCCATCAAATCTTTTCTAGGATAAACGTTATCTAATATTTCTATTCTGTTAATTTGTAAACTTTCGCTATTTGCGTTATTGATTTTTTTATAAAAAGTATCTTCATCGGATAAATTTTCTAATGGCTTATTAAAATAAAGTTGAAACCCTTTCGCCAATGAGCCAGTTTGTTTTAGAACTCTTGGAGAAAAAGTAGAAATTTTTGTTCCATATGGAGAAAAAATTTGTATTTCTTCAAATGCATCTTTAACTAATAAATTATGTTTTGCTGGTACTCCGAATTGTATTGGGGATTCATAAACAGTTAAATTGTTTGTTTCGTCCTTAATTATTATATTGTTTCTTTGCCTATCCTGTATTTCTTTTGACGGGATGGCTTGATAATTTGTTAAGCTAGAAGAATATGCATAATTACTTGAAGTATATGGTATATTTCTTTGAATAAATCCGTTATCAGCAAAATCATTATATAAAGTTGTAGTAGCGGTTGTATTAGAACCTTGCCGACCTAATGTGACGCTCTGAGAGGCATTATAATCTGCTCTTTGTGTATACGCTCTATTTGTTAGAGTATTATAAACAGAAAATTCTTTGCTATTGTCATGTTTATTTAATTCAGATAACCCATCCCCGGCGCTAAACCTTGTCTGAAGGATTGTTTTGTTTGTTTTGTCGCCCCTGTTGTTTACAAATTTACCTGCGCCTTGAATAATTTCATAATTTTTTTGATAGTTTCTAGATGCAACATTTAAAGATGTAAACTGATCAGAAGAAGCGCTTATTTCATCTGAAATATAAAACGCTTCTGGATTCGTTGTATTTGTAGAATTAGTATAGACGCCTGCGGAACCAGTGACGCCTTTAATTATAGTTATTGATCTATCATTGTTTTTAAAAACATAATTAGACCCTATGGTTATAGGAAGAGGATATTGGTATTTGTTTCTTTCTAGAATGTGACTTTCAACTGTTGTTTTTAGTCCAGAAGAATCAAAAGAGTTTTCTGGTTTTAACTGATCTATAAGCGCGCCGAGTGAAGAATCAATCCATTTATAAAATTCTATATATTTTTCAAGGTTTGGTTTACTAAGAACTTTTTCAAAAAAATTTCTTCTTGCTTGTATTAAACTATCATATTCTGATTTATATTTATTTATAGGAACTGTAAATCTAAAAGCATAATCATTTATTGAAGCAAAAAGATTTAACATTTCATCAGAAATAACTTGATACATACTATTTTCAATCATTAACTTAATTGAACTTGGTTTTTTTAAATCAGTTATTCTTTCATCATCGTTTTCAATTAATTGAATTGTATCTATGCCTTCCAAAGTTTCATAGCTTTGTTTTTTTCCAGTTTTTATATCCTCTTTCAACACCATAGAGGTTGAATCAGAGGTAAACCCAGAAGATTCACCAGAATATTCGTTTGAAATATCATCTACTGTAAATGTTCCGTTTGCATCAGAACCAGTTACGGTATCAAAATTCCAAGAAACTAAAAGATTTTTATTAAGTGACATATTTTATTACCTATTCGGATTCAAATTGTGTTCCATAACTTAAGATATCTCTATTATGAGAAATCAATTCGTCGTTTGAAAGATATTTTTGCCAGAAGTTACAATATAAATATTTTGCATTTGCATTTTTAATAACACTTCCACTCATATTTGTTTTTTCTGCTCCAATATAATATCTTTGATAGCCCGAATTATTAGCAACTGCCGATGAATGTCCGTTAAATGATCCTGTAATATACTGTGGGTTATCTTTATTTGTATTTACAGCTCTAAAATCTATTTTAAAATTATAAGTAGTTGGAGCGCCATTTAGCGTCTCTATGTCAGGGTAAAAACCAATTGCAAAATTCCAAACAGTATTATCATAAAGATCATAAAAATAAGAAGAAGAAGCAGCTAGTTCTTTAGACGAACCAGTTCTAAAACAAAATCTATGACCATTTACGTCATTTTCTACATATAAATAAAATTGATTTTTAGAAGAATCTGGCGTATAATCGGTCAAATTATTAGTCACATAAATTCCTGCTATTGAACTAGTCGTATATTGTTCTGGCAATAAATTTTTTGGAAAAATAACACTAGTTTCAAGTGTATATGTATTGCTGCTTGGAATAGAAGGACCATTTAAAAATATATTTTGATTGCCAGTTAGGGTTATTGTTTTTTTCTTAACAATTGTTTCTGAATACTTGTCTGAAACAGTATAGTTCGATTTATCTGCATAAAGATTTATTCTAACTAAGTTTTCGCTTATACCATAACTTCTTAAAAAGCTTCTTAAAGATTTTTCAGTGCCTTTAGATTTAAGTATATAAGCTAAATTGTTATAAATATTTTGAAAAATACTATTTTTTATTTTAGAAATATCTTCATCAAAAATATTTGTTTCTGTTCTTGAAGAAATTTTTTCTAAAATATTTAAATTAGAAAAAAGATCAGTAACATCAAAACCTGTAGATGTTAAAATTTTGTCATAAAAAGGATATAGTGAATCAGAATTTTGAGAATATTTTATATTTTTTAATTTATTTATTTCACCTATTTTATTATATAAATCATCAAAATAAGAGGAAACTATTTGAATTATTTGTTTTAAATGTTTTGTTTCTTGTTCTTCTTCTTGTTCTAAAACCCAACTTGGAAATTTTTTATACAGTGAGTGTAAATTATTTGTATCATACTCTTTACCAATTTCAACTTTTGCATCGTAAAATGGAACTAAAATATCTGTAGAGTACGATAATGATGGAACATATATTTGATTTTCGATTTCAACATCTTGAACTAAACTAGATGAATTAATGGCTGATCCGCTTTTTCTACAATTATAATCATTAAAATTGTAAATATAACCATGATTTCTAAATCCAGAATAATCTAAACAATAAGAGCTGCTTACATTCCACCCTTCATTAAATTTATAATATAATATTAAACTAGAATTATTGTCGTCGCTAAAATCATTACCATGAATTTGAGTAAACCAATTTCTTCCTATTTTTTCAATAGTTTTTTCGCTGTTCCAAAAACGTGTTTCATCAAAAGATATTATAGAACCACTACCAATTTTAAATGTTGGAATCTTAGAATAACTACCAGTTAAACCAAAGCTTGATGTAATACTTATTGGAACAAGCCCAATTTTATAAAAAACATATTTTTCTGCGGTATCACTAAAATTACTAGTTAAGATTTTTTCTTGAAGAATGCCGTCTACAAATAAAGATGAACTATTTTCATTTATAGAAATTGCATAATGATGCCAAACATCATTTGAAAGATCGTAAGCAAAATTAGAAGTTGCTGTTGTGCCAGAAAGATTTATTTTTCCAGAATCGACATATATTTGTAAAAAGTTTTTATCTGAAACGCCGCCGCTAGATGACTGAACAGTATTTATTGTTAGAATAGATGAAGTATTTGTAGTGTTGGAAAATTTTATCCAACTTTCAAAGGCAAACCCATCTGTAAAATTTAAATTTTCTCTAACAAAATATCGTTCACCATTAATATAAACATTTTGAGAGCCAGTTTCATCTATGTCTCTTGATGGAGAAAAAGCTCCTATATATTGTGTGCCGGAAAGTTCTATATAGCCAGCATATTTAGGAAATTCATTGTTAAAAATATAGTATTCAAGCTCATTTAAATCATTTATCCATTTAAATTTTTTACTTTTTGAACCATCAAACGGATATTCCGTTGCAATATAATTAATTGCATTCTTATAATATTCTTCCGCTAATCCAAATTTAGCAAAATTTTCAGGATTTGAATAATCAACATCAGAAATGAATTTTTTTTGTAATTTAGAAGATTCTGTTATTTCTGATATTGAAGAAAAAACATCGTTACTGCCAGTTAATTTTGTTAAATCTATTTTAGCTGAATTAAAAATATCTATTGTGCTAGCCATTATTCAACCTTAAATCTAAATGTGTCTTTATATTCTATTTTGTTATCACCGTTTAATAACATTAATTTAATTCCATATGCATAACCTGCTTGCAAAAGTGACATATCAAAATCAAAATAATTACCATTACTGTCAAATGAACACAACGTATATGCTATCGGATCTATACCATAATCTACAATTGTTTCATTATCAACTATTCTTATAATTTTATAATATAAATTATTAAAAATTATTGTTTCTATATTGTTATTAGCAATTGTATAGACGTTTGGTGACCAATTTTTTGCTCTTCCAAACACTCTTATTGAAGGCTTCTCTATTTGACTATAAGTTTGTTTTAGATTAGTTAATGCAAAAATATATTCATTTATAGTAGCGCTATCTTCAAAAATTCTTGTATAGGCTTGTATCGATCCAGTGTAATATTGGTTACTGCCAGAAAACCATACGTCTTTTAAGCTTTGCTCAACCGTGCCAGTTATACTAAAAGCCGCTTTATAAATTCCGGTAGAAACCTTAGTAGATTGTATACTACCTGTTAAAAAAACATCTTCTTCGTTGTAAATATTGACTTTAGGGATTGCACTATTTGGGATATCTTTAAGTATACCATTAACTCTATTATAAAAATAAATGTTTTGTTCGTTATCTGCGTCAGATAAATTTGCCGTAGAATAATAGAAGTTTCCACGGTTATCGTTTACAACTGATTTCCATCTCGCTTCAATTGTTGGGACTTTATAAAAATATTCTGAACTTCTAGCGGAAAATCTTTTTGTATAATAAGTTTTTGTATTTACTCCATTTTCGTACGAGCCAGAAAGTTTTATCATAAGACCATAATCTGGTATTGTGTTGGAAATTTGCGCTTCGACAATATTTGTTATATCCACTAATAAATCTTCTGTGCCATTGTCAAAATAAAAAGTTTTTTCATATCCACTGATAATATCGCCGCCTAGGGAAGACCATGCAGATCCAGCTGGCGTCGTGGATCGAAACTCCCAGTTTGCACCATAACCAATAGAACCGCTCTGACCTTTATCTGAATAATTTTCTAAATCAAGGCCAAACCCTTCATCCCACGAAGAAGAAATAGGCTGAATAGAAGCATAATAATTTTTAGAAAGAGTTTCTGGGTGTTGTACGTTTGAAAGTTTAAAAATAAAGTTAACGCTACCAGAACTAGGAATACTGCCTGCTGCACGACTAGCGGAAATTTGTGAAATAGGAAACTTTATTAGTATTCTTGCTTTTTGAGTTTCAGATCCACTTATATAAATAGAAAACATTTCTAACGAATCAGCTGCGCCAATATTTGCATGATAGGCTCTAGAAATACTATTTGGATAATAAGCATTTACTATTGTAGTATCAGCCGATGCTGTAAATTTTGTTATTGGCATTATAATACTTTTCCTATTATATCTACGCTAGGATATTTAATTTCATAAATAGCATTTCTTGGAATCATGATCATACTTCCATCTTTTGTTTTATTTTGCTGAGTGTTAAAAAATAAAGAAGAATAACCAGAAGAATTTTTACCTAATACATCAACGCTTTTTATTTCTAAAACTCCATCTATTTTTTGTATTTCTCTATAAATATTTGTAATATCAAAATGCTCACCAATATCTGGTTTATTATTATAATAATTAATTAATCTGTCTTGAACAGAATTATATACAGAAAGTTTATCATATTCAGGATCTACTCTTATAGTGTAATTGATAGATAAATTAATAATTTTAGCATCTATTAAATCAACAGTATCAGTAATAATTTTATAACCTGATAACCAAGTTTTTATATTTTCTTTAATTTTTGTATTTGGAGCAGCTAATTTTCCATTAATATCAGAGCAGGCTAAATAAATATTTATATTATTTTTTAAGCTTCTTGGATCTCTTTCAGCTCTTGCTTTTTTAATTGATCCATATTTTGCTGGGAGCATATAACATAAAGCTTCATAATCCTTTGCGGTTACTGCTCTATTCTGAGCTTGATAAACCATACCGGCTATATCTTTTATTTCATCCCCTGTTAATTGTAGATTTTCCCCAATAATAGGTTCTTCATTAATAACTTGAATATTAGAAATTATTGTTTCTAATTTTTCTGTTGCAATGTTAGGAGGAGTAGAATATAATAAATTAGAAACATTTATTATCTCACCAGTATTTGCGGTATTTAATTGAGATAAATTTCTTCTATATGTTATCGTTAATGTTGTGCTGTCTGGCCCGACACCAACGTTATCTCCATTTAACAATTTGTGCGGTTCAAAAAATGTATCCTGTAAAAAATCGTTGTTATATCTATTAATAATAAATTTAGAAGGCTCTGCGATTGGATTGATTGTTAAATCTTCGTCAGGTTTATACTGTTTACCACCAAATAGCAGATATGGAATGCCAAAATCAAAATCAAAAACAAATCTTCTTTGAGCAGAAACAGCTTTTAAAGTATATTTACTTAAAGAATTTTTGTCATCATTGTTTAATATTGAGCGGTAAACAATATTTTGTGATAAATTTGGTACTTCATAATACTCATTTCCTTCTGTGTCTGTTACTGATATTATTTCTACTGTACTCAAATCTGATAAAAAAACTTTATTAAATTTAACAAAATTTCCAATATCCACTGTAGTGGTTAAAATATTGCCTGATATTATTGAAATATAGAACTTTATGGCAAAATATGTTGGATTGCCAGCATCATTAGTTCTGGCTACTACATAATTTGTTCCTATTAAGTTTTCATCTATTACAACATCTTCATTTAAAAGGTATTCCCTAGTGTTATCGGCAGTCGTAAACGTTGTTCCTTTTTGAATTATTGGAACGCTCGAATAATCTGGGTTTCCAAAACCATCAGTAGGAATAAGCATAAATACTGCTAATTTCCCAGCAGTCGTTGTAGTAGAAGCTTGTTTGAAGCCTAAAGATTTTGCTAAATTTTGAATATTTCTATCGTCAATTGCCGTTGCAAGTATAGATTCATTAGCTTGATAATCAGTATAATATGATAAAACGTCTCCAACATATGCAGCTGCATCGATCATAAATGAATTAATGCTAGCCTCTGACAGATCTGAGAATTCATCAGAATAATATCTTTTAGCGTATTTTTTTAATTCATCTTTTATGCTTTGAAAATCTTTTGTTAAATAATTGATTTTAAAAGTTTTATTCATTTTAGTTAAGCTCCAACAACTATTTCTAACGAATCATTTAATGTGTTTTTATAATTATAATTAATTGTAATATATAAAGAATTTTCTCGAACGTCGGTTTGTATATTATATATTGTTATATCATCGCAATAACTAATTATTTGATTTGTTATAGAATTAGCTATAGTGCTTTGAAAATCTCTTAAATCTAATGTTTTTTTAGTATCATTTAAAAATGTTATAATTCCTTTTTCAGATTCAAATAAATATTTTTTTATCCCAACGCCAAAAAATGGATTCATTATTTTTTCGCCGGGGTTTGTTAATATAATCATACGTAATTTTTGTTTTACGTTGTTTAGAGCGTCTTCAATTTTAATAAAATTACTATTGGAATCTAATTCTAAAGGCAGTTTAGGTGCATATTTTTTTGTATTTGACATCTCAATAGATAATTAGCAACAAAATAAATTAAATATCACCTTCAAGGCTTTTTATTTCTTTCATAAGTTCTTCATTCGTCTCAAGTGTGCATTCCGTAGAGTTGATAGCCTTATCTTTATTTTCTTGTGGGATTTGGCAAGGATCGTTCTGTGGTTTTTGCCCTTGTAATCTCAAATATTCCATTACAGCGTTATAATACCAAATAGTTTCGCCAATAGCGTCAAAAGCATCAAAAGCCCAACCGATTTGGCCGGGGTTCATTAGCGGATTTAAACCAGAACCTACAAAAAGACCAACAGATACTACCGATTCTGGTAATAGAGGCTTACCTTGATCAATTCTCATAGAAAATAAACTTGCATCTTTTGCTATAAGAGACGTTCTGGTCTGACTATCCAATAAAGACCAGACGCCTGTTGAAATTAATACGGTAGCTCTAGAAATTAGTTTAGTTAATTGAATATTTTTACTTGATTGTTCTGCTATAGTTCCAAGAGTTTTAGTCGTAAAATCTAGCAGCCATAACAAATATTTTTTAACATATTTTGAATATTCTGGTCTTAAAAAGACCATTGAAGCTGGTGATGCGCTATACGATATTTTTGTCAAAAAATCCATTACATCTTCTTGAGAACGATTAAAAGTTTCAATATTACTATCGCTTTCCTCAACTTCTGTTAATTGACCAATTAAATTAAAGAAAATACTAGCTAAATCAGATTTAGAAGCATAAAAAATAGATCTTT